CTCTCTTCTCCAAAGATTACACGCCATGAGGGATTGATAGGGCATGACCATATCAAGACCTCTCGTAACGCTGCGTCTCGAAGCAACAACGTACTTCGTGTTAAGACGAAGAAAGTGAGTACCAAGTACAACTCTCTTCCTCTTCGAGCAAGGATAGTCTCGGAGAACTCTCTGCCATCTTCCCCGCAGAGAATAAACACCGTCCTCGACATCCTTGAACCCGAACGCAGTTGAACGGATAGACGGTACAAGCTTAACTGAAGAACCCCTAGCTGCGAACAGCTTGGAGTTCAAAGAAAAGTAAGTACTGTGGACCATGGTCTTTCCCCTACTGAGCACGAGACCAGATCCTTTCACTCCGTCCATCCACTTATCTGCCGTCTCCTTGCTAGCACGGAAGACGATATCGTCACCGTTAATCTTCACGGGAATCTCCCCTCGGCGAGAATTCGTGTAGAAACGGAAAGCTAAATAATTGACGATACAGAGTAGTGGAAACGATAGAAGATTTCCCATCAACTGTCCACGCTTCTGCAAGTATTCCTTCCCCCCAAAAGAAAGGACGCCCTCCTGACTTGCAGACGCCAGATCCCGGATACCCTGAGGCACCCAGGAAGCATTATCAAGTAGTGATGAAAGAATCGCTTTCTGAACCTCCATAGAGAGGTTATCAGTCGCCGACTCATAATCACCACTGACAAATACCTGACCTGGCACACGGGTAAAATCACGAAATGACTTTACCTTGGCTTCGCCTCGAAGTAACCAATCGAAGCGGGACAGTCGGTTGTAGATAGCCGTGTTGAGAGGCTTAAGAAGAGACATACGGCAGTCGGCGGAGGACACAATCCTCCACTTCCCTCCAGTCTCCACAGCTGCCAAGCGAGACGGCAGCAGGGCCGGTTCCGTCTCACTAGTCAGAACTCTCTCCACGTACTTCGCGTGACTATTCCAAGAAATGTCAGACGAAAGTACATACTTTCTACAACCCCCCTTAGACCGGCTTGACTGAGCACACGAGCTCCTAGTCAAGCAGGAGGAAAGCGCGGCATTAGGATAGAGTT